AGAGAAAGTCATAGCTTGCGGTATGGGCTGGCTTTCAATGAACGGGCCATGCCAGGAACTCGAACGGCTTCTATTATTGAAGAAACTGAATCATGGCGGGAATCCTATATTGAGATGGATGGCTGATAATGTATCAGTCAAAGTCAATCCCACAGGCGGCGGTAAGTCACCAAATAAGGCCAGCTCACAGGGCAAGATCGACGGAATAGTCGGTACACTACTTGCGCTGGATCGTAAACTGAGGATGCCGGAAATTATCGGTTCAGGATACGAAGCGAATGACGCTGAAATTATGGTTTTCTAAAAGAAAGGCTATCCATTGATTATACTGAATAGAAAAGAATGGTACAGACCGGATGAGATAGCTCAACTCTTCAATGTAACACGGAAAACAGTCTATTTATGGATCAGTTCTGAGAAAATAAAAGCTGTCAAGGTTTGTGGTTCATTACGGATACATAGAACGATAGTTGAAAAAATGCCAAAAGATATTTATGAATAAAATGTAACAATATCTAACATCCTTCCTGTACTCTTAAAAAATCCTCGTTTACAATCGCCTATCTATTAAACTCCATTGATAGGCGGTAAATATCTTCCCAAAAATCAAACATTTCCTTTTTTTATCTTCCGAATCCGTCAAAAACGGTTTTGACATCAGAGATATTTTCATTTTTGGTGGCATGGGTATGCTCTTCTATGGCCTAAATTTACACTGGCCTTGGGTAGCTTTTACCACTTGTGGATCGCTATTGATAATTATGGGATATCTCATGCGAGGAAAAGAATAAAAATGGGTATCCTGTCACGCATAATTAGACCGAAGGCTTCGGGATCATGGGGGCCAACTGATGATAGGTGGTATTCACCTGGCGGATCATTCTATGGTGGCGAGGCTGGTACGTCTTCTGGCATGGTAGTCAATTCTGACTCTGCTATGAGACTTTTGACAATTTATAACTGTGTCAAGGTACTTTACAATTGCATTTCTCAAATGCCATGCCAGTTAATGGAAGAAGTCAATGGCATCAAGGGAAAAGCTACAACTCATTATTTATATCGGATCATTGGAAAACGACCTAACTCATGGATGACAGCAAGCGAGTTCTGGGGGATGGCGATTGTCCATATTTCTCTCAGGGGCAATTTCTATGCGTTCAAGTATGGCATACCAGGTCAACCGATAAAAATGCTTGTGCCTATCGCTCCTGATGCAGTTCAAAACGTTGTGCAAAATCCAGATTATTCAATCACATATCATATTAATACTGGCAGCGGCGAAGTCAAAAAATTCTCACAATCTCAAATCATGCACATCAGAGGATTGACGACTAAAGGTGTTGTCGGACTAAACCCGATTGAGTGCGCGCGTGAGGCTGTTGGTCTGGGTTTGGCAAGTGAAACATTCTTATCAAAGTGGTTTGGTAAGGGAATGCATCCGGGCGCTATACTCAAACACCCATTAACACTAAGCGCACAGGCACATTCCAATATCAAGAAAAACTTCAAAGAAAAATATGCCGGTCTTGGAAACAGCCACGATTTTATGGTGATTGATGAAGGCATGGGCATTGAATTTCCGCCGATAAAATTAGTCGATGCACAATTTATCGAATTGGAACGATTTAACGAAGCTCAGATATGTGGCATGTTCGGCATACCATTAATATTGGTTCAGGCGGGTTCTACTCCTGCAACATACGCATCATCCGTACAATTCAAGCAATCATTTGTTGATTTTACCATAGCTCCGATTGCCGTGAATATAGAAAGTGCGATTGATCGTGACTGTTTATCCGAATCTGAACAAGACCGCTATTATTCAAAATTCAACATGGGCGCTTTGCTCAGAGGCAATATGGCGGAACGGTTTGCGGCTTATGCAATTGCTATTGACAAGGAATTCATGAACCCTAATCAGGCCAGGCAATTCGAGGATTGGAACGGTTACGGGCCAGAAGGTGATGAATACCGTACGCGAACGAGTTCAATGAAGCAAGATGATAGCGCGAAAGATACCGAAAAGGATACCGAACAGGATAAAGGATCAGACGAATGAAATTATCATATAGAAACGAAAAAAACGCAAGATTCATATCGAGCTATTATAATATTCCGCTTGAGAATAAAGACTGGTTTAAAGTCGAAAATTCAACAGATGATGAATCAGAGATTTTAATCTTCTCGTTTATCGGATGGCCTTTCAATGATTCTGCTGAATTTGTCCGGGCTATTTCCAGCATGAAACAGAAAAAAATTCTCATTAGAATTAACTCTCCTGGTGGTGATGCTTTTGAAGCTAATGCTATGTTTAATGCTATTAAAGATCATCCGTCAAAACCAACAACACGTATAGAAGCACTGGCAGCATCGGCAGCTTCTTATATTGCTTTAGCAGGCAAAGAAAAGCAAGCATACAAGAATACAATGATCATGATACATGAGCCTATGTCTGGTATGTGGGGAAATCAACATGAATTTAGAGAAGTCGCTGATATTCTTGCACAGATCAACGAAAACATGGTTGACATGTATGTTGACAATAGCAACTTAGGAAAAAAAGAAATCCGTGAAATGCTGAAAGCTGAAACTTGGATGAATGCTAAAACAGCGAAAGAAAAAGGCTTCATTGATACGATTATCGAAGCGGGTAAGCCGGTGAAAGCGGAATTCGATTTATCTATTTTTGCAAATGTACCATCAGAATTCAAAGTTGAATCTCTGGTTGAAGAAACAAAGTCAGAACCAGACATAAGAAGCACTGAGAAGCTCTTGCGCGATGTAGGCGGCTTTTCTAAAAATAGAGCTAAAGCGATACTGGCGAGAGGCTGGCAAGCTGAAAGCGAAGAAATAGGCAATGAAATTGAACAACAAAAGCATGACGCCGATGAAAGTATAATCCGGTGTGACGCCGGAACAATTAAGGCTCTGCTAACCAGAAATATCGAATTATATAAAAAGGGGTGTTAATCATGCCAGAAATAGAGGAAATCAAAAAACTGATTGATGATCAAGGAAGAGCGTTAGATACGTTCATGGTCGAAAACAAAAAGCGACTAACGGACATCGAGGCTAAAAATCATACTGACCCAATTCTTGAGGAAAAAGTCAAGAAAATTGCTGAGGATGTGGCCAGTATCTACACAATGAAATCGCAACTTGAGTCCATTGAGAAGGCCGTCGCCTTGTCATTGTCTCCAGGTGGTGGCGATCCTATCAGAAAGAATGAGACTGTTTACGGTGGCAACATTGGCGCACAGCTTCAGGATGTTATGACGGTGGCTAATCCGAATCCGAATGGTAGCTCTTATTCTGCGGCGGTTGAACGGCTCGGCAAAGTTAGGGCTGCTGCGACTGGTGCAAATACCGGCATTCCATCTGATGGTGGCTTCTTGATTGAAAAAGATTCTGCAACGAATTTGAACGATAACTCGATTGCAACAGGTCTTTTATCTCAAAGATGTTTCAGAGTGCCTATTTCCGAAGGTTCTGATGGTTTGAAGCTGAAACTCATGGATGAATCCAGCCGGGCTAATGGTTCCAGGTATGGTGGTATCCAGACGTATTGGGCGGCAGAGGCGGACACTGTTACAGCTACAAAACCAAAATTCAGACTTGCTCAGTGGGAATTAAATAAACTCTTCGGGCTATTCTATGCCACAGAGGAAGTCCTGCGGGATGCTGGAGCGCTGTCAACAGTCGTGAATAAATGGTTCCCAATGGAATTCGGATTTAAGATTGACGACGGGATTTTTAACGGTGTTGGTGCCGGTATGCCTATCGGTATCTTGAATGCTCCCTGCACAGTATCACAGGCTATAGAAACCGGCCAGGTACGGGCTACATCACCGATTCTTTATGAGAATATCGTCAAGATGTATTCACGGGTTTTGAATTCCAGTGATGCTAATTCAGTATGGTATATCAATCGTGCGATGTTGCCTTATCTGATGCTTATGACGATGCCTGTTGGCACGGCTGGGGTTCCTGTATTTTTGCCACCTAATGGCGCGGCAGGTCAACCGTATATGACATTGCTCGGAAAGCCTATCATTCCGATTGAACAGGCTGCGGCTCCGGGAACTGTTGGTGATATTGTTCTGGCGGATCTGAACGAATACCTGATTATAGACAAGGGCGGCATTCAGAGTTCAGTTAGCATTCACGTTCGATTCATTTATGAAGAGAGCGTGTTCAAGTGGACATATAGATTCGATGGTGGGCCTATCAGAAACAAAACTCTGACACCATACAAGGGATCAGCTACGTTATCGCCATTTGTAACTCTTGCCAGTTCGTAATTAATCAGAAATATCCAGGTAGAAATACCCGGACACAATAAGGAGGAAATCTCATGAGACTTGCAGAACAAAAGAAAATAGTACCCGTCATGGCTACTACAGATTACAATAACGGTGCAGTCGGTGATTCTATCAATATGGCTGGCTATATCCGTGCGACGTTTATTATCCTATTCGGTGCAATCACTGGCGATTCGGTGCTGACTGTCAATAGTGGAGCTACGAACGCGGCTAAAACAAGCGCAATGACGTTTCATTACGCGCTCGGCGGTGCTGCTATAGGAACGGCTGTTGCTGGTAGTGTTGCATCTTGTGACGTTCTGGCTGCTGACGCAACGAGCGCGGCACTGACTCTGACTGCTGCTACATACGCAAACAAAATGCTTGTGGTTGATGTAGATGCCAGTGATATGGACACGGCGAATGAAGAGAATTGGCTAACCATCGACATTGACGCTACAGCCGGCGCAGGTATTGCATATTGTATAGCGGTTCTTGAACCAAGACAGACTTCAAACAGATCAGTTACAGCACTGGCATAAGGAGGATTTATCATGGCATTTTATCCGCCTAAAACAGTTCAGGCTATTGCGGATATGAATTATGGTATCCGTGTTGATAATGGGCCGGTGCTTGCTACGGTATGGGGCGCTCAGGCAGTAACTCCACTTTTTAACGTGGTTAATGGCCGAGTTCTTGTCACTCAACTCATCGGCGAAGTAACTACGGTTTTGAGTAACAATGCAACTCTCGTTAAATATTATTTCACGCCAACTGGTGGCGCTCAGATTGACTTATCTGCAATTTCTTTAACGATTGCTCAGTTGGCAGTCGGCAAAAGGATTCTGGCTGCGGGTACAATCGGCGGTGCTACTACGTTTTCCGGCATTGGCGCCTCCATGCTTCAAACGGTTCCTTATGTGTTGGGTCAGGTTGGGGTTGGTGGCGCTATTGGGATTGAATCCACTACGGCTTCACTAACATCCGGTGCGATGAAATTCACTGTGTTGTATATCCCAATTGACGACGGCTCGTATATAGTGAGTGCGTAACCTTAATGGGCGGTCTTTTTGACCGCCTAAAAGGATAAAGAAATGATTTGTAAAAACTGTGAATATATTTTGGAGAAAGAAAATGCCGTATGTCCTTCTTGCGGTATGCCTGTTGATAGTCAAGAAGAAGAACAAGAAATTATTGAATCAAAGCCTGAAAAAACCAAAAAGGGTATAAAGTAAATGCCTACAGCAGCTATAGTAACAACGACAGAAGAGACTTTTGGCAGCGTCAAAAAGGTTAAGTTTTTCATAACGAGTTCCGATGGCGGTGTTGCGACAGCTACGACAACTCAATCATATTCTGGCGAAGTCTTGAGACTCGTTATTGTTCCTGGTGCTGATGCACTTGCTCCGACTGCACTATTCGATATTGAGATAATGGACGATGACGGATACGACATTCTGGCAGGTCAGGGGGCTAACTTGTCGAATGCGGCTACTACAACCGTGGTTGCAAGCATGGGGTGCGTAGCGAATGATCAACTCCATCTATCGGCATCTGGAATGGGTGATGCGAACGGCGCAACCGTAATAATCTACATCAGGTGACAAAAATGACAACGCACGTTATTAAAGGTGGAATGGCTGAGGCGCTTGTTGATATTACCTCAATAATAGAAGATGTTACTGAAATAGAGCGGCATATGCACGGAGGTGCAAGGTGGTTCGGCGCATCTCCTGGGCCTACTGCCCCTGGGCTTTTAACGAGTCTTTTACCGTGGCGGGCAACTTCCAATGCAACAGCCGGTCTCTTCGGCACTGCCATAGAACTGTTTAATGGGGCCGAAGATTTTGATATTTCAACATCAGTTCTTTATTTCGATCCGCACCAACTATTTATTACTGCTGTTGATGCCGTTGGAACGTATAAAGTTCGTTTTGCGAATAGCCAATACGACGGGGTTTCTGCCCATACTTACGCGAATATGGCGGCGGCAGTAGCGGCAAAAAAATATACCGAAGTTGTTTTCAGGACGGACGACACCAAGACAGACTCTACTCCGATTGAAGTTATGTCAGGAAGAACAAGTGCAGGGTCTAAGTTGTGGTGTCAGGTTGCCAAAAGTACTGCTGATGCGAAATATATTGAATTTCTTGTAGGGCTTCACACTTACTCTGCTTAATGGATAAAAAATGATCATCAGCCAATACCTTGCACCAACATCTGAACCCGTTAGCCTCACAGAGCTAAAACTCCATTTGAAAATCGACAGTGGAACGCTGGCGGATAATCTATCAGAAATCCAAAGCATAGCTCCGGGCAGTCACGCTGTAACCGTTGGATATGTGCTTGTGGGCGCGGCTGTTGCGTTGGTATCTGATACCGCTATGGTGATGATCCAGTCCGGCACAAACGGGGCAACCGGAACAGTTGACGTTAAAATTCAGGAATCTGATACCGGTGCAGCTCCCTGGACAGACTGGACGGGTGGGGCATTCACTCAGATAACCACAACGAACGATAATGCTACATTTGAAAAGGAATATACCGGCACAAAGGCATATATCCGAACGATAGCTCAGGTGCTTCTTGCGGCGTGTGAGTTTGGGACAACGATTATCCAGTATGCGCCTACGAGCGCCGAAGATTCGCTTTTAACCACGATCCTGGCGGCGGCTCGACAGCATATTGAGCATATTACTTGCAGACAACTAATGCCAGCTACTTGGGATTATAGTTTACAGCATTGGCCGCATGGTAATTCAATCAAACTGCCTTATGGCAACCTGCAAAGTGTTTCTTTCGTAAAATATACAGACTCGGCTGGGACTGTAACAACTTTGACACCAGTCACAGATTATGAGGTGGTTGCAAATGGGGAACAGTGCGGGAAAATTGTTTTGCCTTACGGATGTTCGTGGCCTTTAGCAACTCTTCATCCTGAAAATCCTAT